ATGTAACGCCTTTATCAGCTTCTCTGTTACCTGCGGCAACAATCAAAACGTTGTCTGGAAGTGTATAAGTACCAACTCTACGGTTAAGTATTAATTGGTATGCCGCGGCTTGTACTGCCGGTGCGGCCGAATTCATTTCATCCAAAAACACAATAATATACTTGTGCTTCTTTGCCATTTTGGCATCTGGTAGTTCGCTTGGGGGTGCCCAAACCATCGTACCTTGCTTTGAATCGAAATAAGGGATACCCTTAATATCTGTAGGTTCCCACAAGCTCAAACGTATATCAATAACGTGAGCTTCCATGCTGTCGCCAATTTGACGAACTATGTCTGATTTTCCAATACCTGGGGGACCCCAGATAAAGATTGGACGTTGTTTCTTAAATGCTCGGACAATACTTGCCTTTGCACCATTTGGACTAACTTGCCTTACTGCTAAATTTTCCATTGTATTTGTACTCCTTATTGCCTTATTATGTTCAGTGCCTTATTGTTATATACATTATACGTTCATTATCGCCAAAGGTCAACCAGAATCTGCGAAAAAAGTGCAGTTTTTTAAGAAAAATAATGTAATAAAATCAATGGTTTACAGATTCATTTGCCCGTTTTAGAGCTTTATTAAGTCCGTATTTTCGGACATCACCGGAAAAAAGGTGCAATTCAATTGCTTTTTTCTCGTTTAAAACGGTAATACCCTTATGATGAAGGTAATAAGGACAGTCTATAAACTTGTCCAAAAATATTACAACCTGTGTAGTTATTTTGAAGTCGGCCGGGAACGGAACATCATAGTTAGATAGTTCTAATTTATCTACTGTAAAGTCAAACCCATCCTCAGTTAATCTTAAACCGCCTTCTGTTTTGGCTCGAGTGTTCTGCCACCACTTTGGCATATACTCTTTTAGGGTACTTTCGTTAATAGAAATTCCTGCTTGTTTTAAGAATACCTTGGTATAGGTTTCTTTTAAGTTCATTTTTCTACAACTGTTTCGCCTGATGTTAATCTTACAACTGTAAAGTCTGTAGAATTAAATAAATCGTTAAGTTTTTTTGCGAGGTTGTGTGCATGACCAGGATTACTAAAACTAACTTTTTTATATTTTGGTCCAGGATAATTTGTTAATACATTTGATGATTTTAAATTAAATGGATTATTTTGATAGAAGACAGCCCATATGGCTTCGGCCTTCAGAACCTGTTCCGAACGGTAAGTTTTCTTATTGACGTTCTCTAATATAATATCTGGTTTTGGTCTACTCATTTTCTATTCCTGTTAAACACTACTATTATTTATCACAATATAGCAGTTATATACGCAGTTTACTCTATGAGTAGAATGGTGTTACAGAGGGGTATTTAAGGGGTTATTTCCATTTAGTTCCGCCGTCAGCAATAATGTTAACGACTTCTTCTGTCTTGTTGCCTTGATCTATTAGCTTTTCAAGATCGCCATGCAACCTAGACATTACTCCGCCCAAGGTAAGGGCAAGATTTTTTGCTTCTTTAATTTCTATTTTAACTTCAACTTGTTTTGAATTTTCTGCAATTTTAACTTTGTCAATAAATTGCTCTAGTGGAATAGTGTTTAATGGTTTAACGGTTGGCACGGCTTAACTCCTGACGCATTTCTAATTCAGTTTTAAATGGTCCTTTATGTTCATACTTTTCTAATGTAACTAATTTTGGGCAAAAACTTTTAACCCAACCTTTATCAAAGTGAATTATAAAGTAACCAGCACAATATAAACTTTTAGATTTTTTACTTTTAGTAAATAATGCAAATTTTCTTTTAAGATCGTAAATAGCATTATATGGTACTGTACTAGTTAATAAGTTATAAATCTCTTTTGAAACTGTACTAGCATCACTTATAGTAGCATTACTCCAAAGAATTTCACCACCGATTCCTTCTTTAAGATCTTTTAAACAATTATAGTACTCAGTAATCGAACCATTACGTTGTATGCGTGGCTGGGACGTACAACAATACATATAATGATTATTTTCGTCTTTAGATAATGTGCCTATCTTTTTTCCGTGATTAGCATCTTCAATTATCCAAAATTTATTTTTTAATATTTCTTTAGCTTTTACATCTGTCATAATACAGGATACCTCGCTTGTAACGGTTCAGCATAAGCCTGAGCATTATCTGTTATTCTTTGCATATCATATAATGCACAGAATTTCATTAGTCTCAAACCTACTTGTGGAATATTTTTAGGTTGTGCGTTTTCAACAATTGTATTATAAATTTTATCTTTAATATATTGTGGTTGTGCAGTTAAGTCACATAGTTCTACGTTTCGATTATAATCATCTAATACTCTATGTTCATTACCTTCATGATCCACCCAACGTTGCAACATTAAATTATTCCAACTGTAACCTTTTGTTTGCATATCATTAAATGCCTCTTCTAAGCCTACTTTGTTTCTTGTGCCTTTACTTCTAACACCAGGGTATGCAGAAAATACATTGTCACTTGTATCTCCGCGAACACATTTTTGAAAAAGTGCCCATTGTGGATTTGGTGCTAATTTATCTTTGCCTGTCTTTTTGTCAACAACTCGTTTTCCTTTATCGTCAAAATAACCTTCGTGTGTAATAGTTGTATTTGAAACACCATTATATTGACAAACTGTTGGCGAAATTAATTGTGTAAAATCACCATCTGTTGATATAATTACGTGGTCGTCGTTAGGATGATGTTGAACCCAACCTGCAATTAAATCATCAGCTTCTAATTCGTCATGCTGTAAAACAGTACAGTTTGTTTTATTTGTTATAAAATCTCTAAAGCTATCAAACGTTTCCCAAAAGACTTTTTCTTCTTCTTGTTGTGCTTCTGTAAGAGCATCACGTGCCGCTTGTCTATTTCTTTTATATGGCTCATAAACATCCTTACGCCAACTACGTCCTTCTAAACAAAATACAATATGATCTGCATCAAAGTCGTTCCATGCCTTCTTTAAACTATTAAAAGTAATATGAAAAGCCATACCTACCTTCATATCAAGGTCGCCACGTATTACATGACGAGCTCGAAAGAACGTATTTGCTGTATCAACTAGAACGTATTTCATTTGCTATTTCCTCGTTCATAAAAGTTTTAGTTGCTAATAGACTTGGTATTTTACCTTCGTCCTTATTAAAATATTTTGTTTGCCATAAATCAAATGCTATGCTTATTCTTTTTTCTTCACCAGTATATTCATCTGAACGATGCAATATACAACCAGGAAAGAATGTTACTTGGCCTTTTTTATTTTGTAATTGGTGTTCAAGATGTTGTTCATATGGATATTGATAAAATGTTTTTGTATTATAGTTGTCTAAGTGCATATTTCCGCTAAGGTATGTTATTGGTGAAGCCCCGTGATTATGTGAATCTACTTTGCCGCCGTTAGCTAAACTATTATACCAGCAAATAATATATAAATCTTCTACTGGTGTATTATCCTTTTCTACAAATTCTATATACATTTTTTGTAGCCATCTTAATAGGTCACCTAATGTACTTTCTTCGTTTGCATAATCAAAAAGATTATATTGACCAAATCTTGCTGTAAGTGATTCATAACCTAATCCTGTACCACCATCATGCTTAGGTTCTAGTTTTAATAGCTCTTGTTCTTTGTTTAAAAGATACGTTCTTAACTGATCAATTTTTGCTTCATCTTCCCAAGTTGCTAAACCAAATTTAATATCCCAACTTGGGGCATAACTGTTTAATGGTTTCATACTTGCAACTTGTTGGATATCAATCACGATATCTCACTTTTGCCATCCTTATTAGCTGGACCTACATTAATATATCCGGCGCCTCTACTTGGGTCTAATCCTTGTTCTTTTAAAATATTCCGTGCAACATCTTTAAACCAACCGTCAACTATTTGTTCGTTAGTTTCACCTTTGTAACCGGCATCTAATAATTGTTCAATAAATTCATTGTTCCAATCTAGTTCAAAGAATCCATTTTTAATATCATTAGGGTTAACGTGTGTTTCTAAAACTCCTACCCAAGGTTTTTTAGCTTTTTCGGCCGCTTTCTTTTCAGCCATTAAAAGTTCAACCCTAGTTTTTTGTTTAGGATCGGTTTGTTTTTGAAAATATTTCTTTAATTTATCTAACATAATTATATTCCTGAATGTCTAATTTTGTCCATATCAAGTTCCCCAGGAGTTTCCGAAGATATCAACGTGTAGTCTGGGTGTGTATCTCCATCCCTTTCCCATTGCGAGAGTGGCGACTGTTTTTGCGTTTTCTTGGTACTCCTCATAGCAACCACCCACTGCCATACAGTAGACTGGACAATCCACTCCTTCAGCTCTAAATTCTCCCACAGCCTTTTCAACTTCATCCACGTCCACTTCATCAGCGACCACGAACTTAAGATACAAGTGAGTCCCAGGGACAGTAAAATATGAATTAGCAATTTTAGGCTTGATAGCATCACTCCATAACTCGCCACTGACAGTAAGTTTCGGAGAGCACGACCAAGTAGTATGAAATCTTGCTTTAGTTGAGATGTAGTTTCTGAAATCATCTCTAAGCTCTTGCGTTGTGTTTGTTTCAAATGTAACATTCTTTAAATCTCCCATTTTTGGATGCTCAAACAGGTCTACATACATCCGTTGCCATCCAAGCAAAGGTTCACCCCCTGTTATTACAAGGTGAACATCTTGTCCATTACTACAAGTCCATTTGCCTTCTGGTGTAAGAGAAAGTAATTCATCAACTAGATCATCTAGTTGGTAATCCGTAGTAAACTTTTTAAATCTAGGATCCCATGATGCATAAGAATCGCAACCCCTATGCACTAATGGCAAATCTTTCAATACTTTGTACTTATCCGGGTTTTCCTGGTGGTCTTTAGCAATTAGGTTGTAGTCATTAGCCAATTCACCCCTTGGCATACCAAAACCACGGCATTTAAAGTTGCACCCAAACATACGCAAGAAAACAGAAGGTACACCAACAAATCTACCTTCTCCTTGCACACTATAGAATGCTTCACATACTCTAGCCTTCATATATCTTCTCCCTTATAACAGCCTTATCGTAGCCTAATCTGGACATCTCGTCCAAAAACTTTTCTTCTGTCCAAGCACCATACTCAAACATTTGTATTGCTTTATTCACTTTACGATTCCAAAACTCTCTGACATTGGCTACACTCATTTTCCGTGACCTTTCATGCTTAAACAGATGTCATAAAATTCTTGTTTTAGTGCTGGGTCTTCACTAAATGCACCTAGCATAATTGCAGTAGTCATATCTGACTCATGTTCTTTTACACCACGTTGTGTCATACAATGGTGTTCTGCTTTAACTACAACTGCTACGTGTTTTGTTTTTGCATATAACGAAAGTTCGTTTGCAATTTCTGTAGTCATTTCTTCTTGTATTTGTGGGCGTTCAGCGATGTGATGTACTAGTCTATTAAACTTACTTAGACCAATAACTTCGTCTTCAGGTATAATGCCAACCCAAGCATTACCTACAATATTTTGAAAGTGATGGGCACAAGTGGACCTAACACTTATTGGTCCACTCGTATATAAAGATTTGTAACCCATATTGGGAAAACTTGTTACCGCAGGATGTGGATTAAACCGACCTCCAAAAATTTCACGAACGTACATTTTCGCAACACGTTTTGCTGTATCACGAGTGTTATGATCATTCTCTGTATCTATTACAAGTGCATCTAGAACAGTTTGAAATGCTTCTCGAACTTCTTGTTCTAGTTGTTCTTTCTCGTTTTCATAGATATGTTTGCTAATATTATCATTAGCATGAAATCTAATTCCTGCGTCCTTTAGTCTTTTTCGAATTTGTGTACTTACTTTTCCCAATATATTTCTCCGATGTTAAGGCAGGGGATTGCCATACTTTAATATACTATAATACAGTATATTTAGGTTCTTGTCAAGTATTTTAGAAATGTTTATTAGCCATTTCAAGCATATCATTATACTTGGCAATCAATTCTATTTCCGTGCCTAGAGTAGCAATCATATCCGGATGGTCTGCCACGCCAACAGTATTATTGAGTAATACCTCAACATTAGCTACTGACTTTGCAATCTGTCCTTCCATGTGTGCCTTAAAGGCGGTTAATAGTTTTTCTCGCATTGTTTTCTCCTTATAAGTTGTTGTTACTAAATTGAGACGGAAGATACTCCAAAGCAATCATGCGATGAATCTCTTTCGAGTAGTGCTCATCATCAACAGTATGTTTTTGAATATCAATCCGTTTATTCTGTGAAAACCATTCTTCAACAGAATCCTTTGCTACTTGAATACTGTCAAAATTGAAATAGTCATTCATTTTGTCAGGGATCCAAGTATGTTTGTTTAAGCCAA